CGCCGTACGAGATCATGACTACCTCCTTCGCCGCTTCAGGATTTAATCCAAAAAACATAAATAACTCCTTTCTTCCGCTTACAGTGCGGCAGGATTTTCCTTCTTTTCTATGTTAAAAATATCTTGTAGCACTACTCTTAAGTCGCACTTCTTTTTAGCTTCTTCAAGTGCTATTGTCAAAGCTTCTTCTCCTATTTCTTCAACAAAATTTGGAATAAAAGGTCTATCTATAGCCTTCTCTTTTTCCAGCAGTTCTTCCAGCTTATCCCAAAATCCGTTATAGACTTCCTTAAATTTTTCAACTCCAGCTTTTCCTTTACTCAATATTTCCGTTCTGTAAATCAGTGTTTTTGCTAACTCCAGTATTTTCCCTGTAATGTAAATTTTTGCCGTTAATCTGTCCATTAAAATCACTCCTTAAAATTATTTTTTTACACAAGTTCATAATGCGGTGTATCATACAGAGTTTTCCAGTCTCCACCCCACACTATTTCCAGTCCCATTTTCTTTGCTACTGCTTTGATGTGTCTTGAAATTTCGACAAGTTTTTTGTTGTCAAACATTTCTGCATCTGTTGTATATTTTACATAGCCACCATTTTGGTCATAATGACCGCAAACCGCTATATCTACCGCATGACCATATCCATCAGATTTTGCCTGATGATTCGATTTTCTACTATATCCATCAAGCTTTGTAACTATCTTACCAGGCTTAGTTCTTCCCTGTTGGTATAAACTGTTCTGATATTCGGCAGTCCTTAGACCTTGTATGATTTTAAAGTCATATGGGCTATCGCCTATTGCCTTTTTCATGAGTTCAATCAGTTTCGGATGCACTCCCTTCATTTTCTCAATACTCGCATCTGATAACACGTATTTTTTTGTCTCAACAGTTGTTTTCTCTTCTCCTATTTCTTCTACATTTAATATTATGTTATCTTTTTCAAAATTCACCCCAGTCACTTTGTATTTTTTGTTGTCAAATTCAATTTCTGTACATATGAGTTTTTCTATATTCATTTATAACACTTCCTTTTCTTTTATTAATTCCATATTTTTTAAATATTTAAATAATTTTGAGGGGTTAAACTGATAACCCACTCTATCTTTCAAAGACTTCAATTTATATGTCAACGTGAACTGCAAAGCATAATCGATTGCATTGAGACAGAACTCACTGCAAAAAAATCGATTATCATCCTGCACCTTGTCAGCATAGAAAAATTGCCCTAAAATTCCTAGATAGTCATAGCCCTTACCTTGAGCTGTTCTAAAAAATTCAATCACATCTTTGGGATCGATTTTTTTATCAAACTCATAAATTTCCATATTTTTCTGATACTCAAATTTCCTTGTTCTAACTCCTCCAGGATTAGATAAAAAAACTTGACCATTGTGAAGAAATTCGCAGTGAGAGTATTTTCCAAGAGTCCATAATGCTATTAAATGCCCTATTAATCTCCTAGGTTTATGGAAACATATATATAGCTTGTCTTTTTCTAACTGCATAAAAATCTCCTAACTTTGCTTTATTTCGCTTTCAAACAATTTATTATATTCAGATTCAGCGTCAAATGTTTTCAATTCCTCAACCGTTTTATTTTCTAAGCTGTGTGATAATGTTGTTTCAGCAACCATTGAAGCTGTCGTGTGCTTTCTCATTATCTCACTCATTTCAATAAATTTCTGAACGCTTACATTTACATATTTTTCTGTTCCATCCTCGGTATAGAATTTCCAGTTGCTGTACTCTGTATTCATCAAATCAGCCATAACTTGTGCAAAGTCCAGCTTCTGCCCTTTTGAAATTTTTCCCATAAGCCCAAGGATAAACCTTAGTACTAATGAAAACAATATTTTAGTGATATTGCTTTGGTCTATCGTCCTGTTGCCTTGTAAGTATTTTGTGCCTTTCACTTCAAACTCGAAAGGTTTTTTCTCCCTTTCAAGTCTTAATTCGTAAAGCTCCTGTTTTAATTTTTCAATCTTTTCTTCCTTCTTATAAATTCAGATAATTCAACTGTCTTGATTTTTCCGTCCTCTACTAGTTCATTTTCGGCTAAAATATATTTTCCAGCCTTGTACAACTCTTCTTTTGTAGATTCCCTTAATTTCCCTTTTTCTAAAATTGGACTTTGGTATTCAATTTCTGAAAAAATATGATTTTCTTTGTTAAAATCTGGAAAAAATAAATTCGGATTTTTTTCAAAATTTTCTAAGCTTGAAATAACAGGTCTTGCTATTATCTCAAGAGTATTTTTGTTATAAATATTTATTATCATTTTTACCTCCTTAGCGATTACACAATGTAAGTTACAGCAAATATAATGCTGGCAGAATTGACCGTTGCACCTTTCCATTTTCCAATCCCGCTAGGTTCAATATAAACGGTTCCGTTTGAAGTGTTATATTGTGAAGCATTAACTGAAAGGAAAGTCTTGGGCTTAAAACCATCTGGAATTTGAAATATTACAGTATTATCATTAATGTTTTTGAGTGCATTACCACTGTCAAATATTATAGTTACAATATTCCCAACTTTTTCTACAATATTACACGTAGTTCTTCCAGCACCAATTGCTTCAGCATGCACGTAAAGCTTTGCTTGCTGAACTTTGTGTGAATTTTCCACTTTATCCGAAAGTGGTTTGTTTGAGATAGCTCTGAATTTAGAACTTTCATTGTACGTTAAATTAGTGTCCGCGATACATTCGTAATAAAATTTTGTTACGTTATCAAAATAAAATTTCCCTGTCGTCTTTGTTCCTGTGTCCTGTATGTTTCCGCCAAATTCCAGTCCTGCTATTTTTTCTAATTCAGCAACCAAATTTGAAGTAGTTACTAAAGTAGATGGATTCATAAGCATTGTTGCTCCGTTAGAATTATTAATTTCTGTTATTAAGTCAATTTCTACTGTTGCTAAATTTATTCCATTTGTTGCAGGCATTACATCTGGTTCTTTTGCTCTAGTTATACTGTACAGTATTTCATTTCCTGTTCCGGTTTTCGCATAAAGTCCTATGGTTTGTATTTTATAACTTGTATTCACTGTTGAATTTGTAAACACTGCATTTAATCTTACTCTTGTTCCTTCTTGACTTATTTTAGACATACTTACCGTTTGCTTTATCTCATCTATATTTGTTAATTTTGATACATCGGTTGAATCTTCATAGATTTTACTTGATGTAATCATCCTTGTAAAAATTATCTGTTTATTATTTGCTAAAGTATCGGCTATCAATGCTCTTCCATTATCTGTTATCGTAGTATCTTTAAATATTGCCATTTTTTTTACCCTCCTATGATATATTTTTTACCATGCATAAATCCTACAGTTGTATATATATTAAATACTGCATTCGGAAGTTTTGCAATTATTTCGTATTTCGCATAAGTTATTATCCCATTTGATACATAAATTTTATTTTTAGATTTAGGAGTAAGTATGTTGATACTCTTAAATCCTAAGTTTGCTGGTAATATCATTTTTAGCATATTATTTAATTCATCGTATTTCCTAGAATCCTCAAATTTAGTTGTTATTCCTAGTTCATAATTATTAAAATTAAGCTTTAATTCATAATTTCCTACTCCGCATAGTTGATTCAATCTCTGAGTTAAAACTTTCCAGGTGTACGGTATTTGGTCATTCCAATATGTTAAAACTCTGAAAATTCTAATTTCCAATGTATCGTTTTCATACCTATGTAAATTTAACATTTCTTCAAATTTACTTATTCCATCCTCATCACAATATTGTATAAACTGATTATTAAATACCTTTTTAAATAGATCCCACAAAGTTTTAAACTCAGGTTCTTCACTTTTCATTATTTGTCTAATTTCTCTATATTCCTGCATAAAATCAGGTAAATATTCCAATAAATTTACATTTATCATTTCTAAAAATTTCATACAGATATACCTCCAAATGTCGGAATTTCATATTCTGTAAGTTGTAAATTATTAGGACTTCCATTTAAAGTTGTATTCTGAATATCCAAAATACCATTCACGTCAAGTATTCTAGCCTCAAGTCTTGAAATTCTCACAACTAAATTATTGCTTGTTATTTCATTTTTCAAAGCCCAGGTTTTTCTAAGCTCCAACAAGTAATTTTTTATTACTTCCTCAACTTTTAATTTTACAAGTGGCCATGTAAAGTTAGGTTCAAAAGAAATAGTAGTCGTAATGTTTACTGGAACGTTTATTGTTCCCTGAACTGTTACAATGTGTCCTATTGGAGCAACACCTAGCCCTTGTGCATCTTTTGTTGGATCTATAATATCCTGCACCTTTTTAATCAAAGTTTGGCTTGCCTGATTAAAGTCGCTGTCTAATATAGTTAATAGTACAGTTCCGCCGCCATTCCATACTGGAGTTACCTTGACAGCTCCAATGCCTTCTATCTCGTGTACTTTCAGCTTGTAATCAGAAATATTTCCACCATAAGCCTTCATGTTAAAGCTGTCGAAATATCTTTTTCTAAGCACCTCCGTTTCTTCTTCGTCCCGAGCCGGGATTAAAAGCTCTGTAATTTCGGCACGTCCTAGATTACTTATATAGTCAATTGGAATTATCTTACCAGTTTTTGCATTCCCAATCCTTCCTGGACTTTCACACTCCAGTTCATATTCATAAAGGTTTGTAACAGTATTATGCTGGATAAATTTTACTGCCGTATAATTTAAGTCTTCCAAACTGAAACGACTTCCTAAAGGTATCTCAATATCAAAAATACCTTTTGAAATAGCCTTACTTGCCTTGTATGGAGTTATTCCACGTTCAGAAGCTCTACGTATTAAGTTTTCCCTACTTGCTGTATCTCCAAATGTTTCTTTCATGAAATCCTGAAGCACAAAATACATGCTTTCCAGCTCCATTGCCACTGGAGCCAAAGCGTCCCATATTACAGATCCTTCTCGCTTATCCAAGCTGTTCGGAATCCTTGCAAGCATTCTTTCCATTATTTTTTCATAAGTCACAACTTCAAACATATTATCCTCCTTCCTTAGATTATTGTTACCGCCAACCCGTTATCAATCTGAATTTTCCCAAATATTGTTTCAGCAATAAATTTTTTTATTAGCACTGTACCTCTCTCACTTTCAGTATCGAACTCAAAAGTATGTACCGCTGTTATCCTGTTATCCTGTAACAATGCTTCCGAAATTCTACGTTCCAGTTCCACGACACAATACTCAACAGGCATGCCAAATAAATCCTCAAGTTCAATTCCATAATTCCATGAATATATTATGTATTTATAGCGTTCTGTGCGTATTATTTTATAAATTGCCTGTTCCATAGCCTTTTGACTGTCAACAAATCCTAAAATATAGTTACCTTTGTAAAGTTCCATTTTATAGGTTTTCGTTGGCTGTTCTTTCACCGTTATATCCGCACTCGTTTTAATTTTGGGTATCATAGCCACTCACCTTCTGTTTGTGAGTCATCAATTCTGTCAAGAACAATAAATTTTTGCCCCCCTTGTTGTCTTATTAGCAAAACACCTTCTCCGATTTTTAATCCATTATGAATTGTTATTTTCTTTCGTCCTTTATACTCATGTTTATGTTTTTTTATGTCAGTCACCGCACCCTCGACAACTTCTGTTTCCTCTGTTGAATGTCCTACAGTGATGTCTACTTCATAATCTTTTACCAAATGTGTTAAAATAAGTTCATCTTCCTCTAAAGCAGGTACGTTTACATCAAGTCTTATGGTAAGAGGGGATATACTCTCTACTTTCCCTGCATAAATTTCAGAAGGTTTATTATACTCAACAGCATTATTTATCATCTGTTTGAGTGCTCGTTCTAGTTTCGCCATCGTGTCCTTCCTCCTTACCTATAGTTCCTTCAAGATCCAAATCCATAAAATATTCCTTGAACCCAAATTTATGTGTAACTTTATCAACTAACATATAATTTGCAAGTTTAAATTCAGCAACATCCATGTAAACGATGAAAGAAGAACCACCACGAATTCTAACATCTCCAAATATTCCTTTAAGTTTTAAAGTTTTTGTTCTTTGATTATAATATTTGAGCATCTTATTAGCACGTTCTCTTCTTTCAGCTTCTGTCGCATTACTTCTGTTTACTTTTTCAAAATATTGCAAAAGCCCCCATTTAGTGATATTTTCACTATCAAATACTTGATATTTCTCAAGTTTTTTCTCCTTATCATTTACATAGTCAAGTACAACTTGGTTGTACGTTTCTTTGTCTATACTACTTTCAAAGTCAAAATCCTTTCCAGAAGTATTATCAAATATTAAATCTTTTATTTTTAAAGTTTCAGTCTCTTTTAATGTTAATTTTCCGTAATCATCATAAATTACATATCTTTTCTCAGTAAAT